GAAGCTGTACTTTTTTTGGAGTACCCAACAATATCCATAAAGTATGTATGCGATTCACAAGGGCTATCGTACTCAATAGCATCACCTTTGAGTTTAAATGGGTCGCCGCCGAACTTCCATTTTATAACTCTAGACCTTTTCAACCGTTCTTCCTCCGCTTTAGCCTTATCAGCAGCTTCTTTTATTCGGGCATTTCTTTCGTCATGCTCTTTTTGCATAGCCTCTTCTCTGGCTCTCCTGTCGGCCTTTGATTCAGTCATCTTCCCCCAAAGACTTGTCGGAGCCTTTTTGACGTCTTGAAACTCCATTGATTTATATCCTTTTGGTTGATCTGAGCCAACTTTAATTTCACTCGAAGGGGAAATATTTTGCCTTTTATAGTTTCTATTAGGATTTTTTAAGCACCCTTTAGATTTTAAATATTCTAGCAACTCTTGATTGTCGTTATCATTAGCAATTTCATAAGGATTGAGGTTTCCTTCGTGACAAGAACCGTTGGGGTTAGCCTTATGCTCAAAAAGTATTTCACATATCTCCTTATTTCCTAATTCAACAGCGTAATGAATTGGCATCCAACCCCGACTGTCTCTAGCATTTATTTTAACGCTCTCGTCCTCTACCAAACACTCTATCTCATCTAAATCCTGCATCTGGACAGCTTGATGCAGAGATAATTCATCCCCAAAAAATTTTCCTCCTTTAGCTATAAGGGACGCGATTATCTTGGTGCGATTTGGCCCCTCTGCCACATCCATAGGGTAAAACGTGGGAATTTTTTCCTTATTCCCTGCCTCTAACGCTAAATTCCACTCATTTTGTTTTTGTTTATTTGGGGCTTTACTCTTGATATTTGGAGAGATGCCAGCGGTAAGAATAAGCTGAACTATTTTTGACCTACTGTAATGAGAGGCGTAATGAAGAGGGCTCCAGCCTTTTTCATCATCTAAAGAAAGGAAAGCTTTCTTATATCCGGTCCCCGCAAGATACTTCTTTATACCTTTGGCATTTCCGTTGGACGCTAAAGTATGGACTTCTCCCATACTTTATATTACACTTTACCAGAACCAAACCATATAATCATCTTCCCCAAAATCCTCGGGAAGAATGTCATAATTTTTTTTCTTTTTTGCACTCATCACATATTAATCTTAAAAAGTTATCTATTATAACCCATGTTAATTGCGTTTCGGTGAAATCTTTTTTGCACTGGAAGCATTGGCACATTGTTTATTGTCTCCCCAATTGATGGCCTCGTAATTGCTTTTATAGCCATTGGAAAAACAATTCCTTGGCTTATCGCCTTTTCCCGCCTGTTTCTTTTCTTTCATGTTTCGACCTACACACCTTACAATTACACTTTTTCTTGTTAAACCTGAGTTTGAAAAAATTCTTCCAGTATATAAGGGCTATTTCTACGAATATATTCTTCAATGTTGATTATGCGGTCAGTGGTTATTAGCCCGCGATCTAGCATACGATGAGAGTTTGGGCAAGTAGCTATAAGATTAGAAAGCGAATCATCCCCTCCTTCTGATCTCTTTTTTATGTGATGGATATCGCAAACTATTTCATGAGTCTCGAGAAAAGAAGTGTCCCAATTACAATTACAGTCCTTGACCATGCATGGAAGGCGTCCATATTTTTTTCTAATTTTACCCGAAAGATGGTAAACGTGATTCTCTGGATTTTGTTGATACTCTTTGCTCTTCTTAGCTTTTTGATGTCTTTTGCAGGAGGGGCTGCAATATTTAGCGTCATGACGAGTGCTTTCGAAAGAGTTGCCGCATAGCTGACATTCCAGCGATATCTTTTTTCTATTCTTATTATTGTAATAAGCCCCACAAGAACGCGTACAAAACTTCCCTTCTCCCCTCTTTAAGGCCGAAACTGTAACCAGAAACTCCGATTTGCAATGAAGGCAAATTTTAAGTACTGCATCGCAAAAGCGCCTGTTTTTTCCGTGCCCGACTGCTTTTTTCAAGATTTCCATAACGCCTGCATAAATTATAGAAAAAAAGATGCCAATTTCTAAAAAACCCCACCGCAACTTTACGCTACGATGGGGTTGGCGTTACCTACTAAGCACTTAACTCTACTTATCTCTTATTTCTTTGAGCGTTTTATGAACCTCAAAGATAACCAGCATTAGCTCGGTGTAAATACGGCAAGCGATTGGCCCCAAAACAATCAGGCTAATTCCGGCTGTCGCCGCGTCAGAGGCTCCCGAGAAAAGCGCGAAGATTCCCATAACGACAGTAACTACTGCCCCAATATAACAAAGAATCTTTAAGATTCCCGGAGTAATCATATACTCGAAGTTAATGAATGATTTCATAATTTATTTTTTAACTAAAGGTTTAGGTGCTTTTACTTTCTTCACCTCGTACTTACTTTTGTCTTGCTCATACAGTCTAGTTAAATTGTAAAACTCCTCGTATTCAGAGAAGGTATCAAATATGTATGTCTGGCTAACTTCATCTCCTAAATCGAAGACGACATGCCAGTCATTTTCTTTATCGCTTTTTTCAGCTCTCATTGCAGCTTTGCGTAGAGCAGTAGCTTTAAAAGTTTTAACGGCATGCTGATAAGAAATGCCATCCCTTCCTTGTTTACCGTACTCTCCGTGCTGGTAATGATCCTGTATAAGTTCCCCTTTTGGGTCGATACCGAAAATTGTCCATTGGCCTTCTGTGTACTCAGAGGCTTTATAAACATTATTTCTGCCTTTAAAAGCATGAGCGGGAGTATTTTCTCCAGCTACTATATTAACATAAAAAGTTTTCTTCTCTTCTCTAGCTTTCTTAGCCGCTTGTTTTAAAGTCATGAAAAGATTTCTGTTATAGTAATTAAGTGATTGATAAAACGCTTTATTTGCGCCGCTCGTAGGAACAAATAAAGTTTTTTCAGTAATAATGTCATTGATGGGGAAGTATTCTTTCGCTTCCGTCTCTTTCCACACTTCTTCACGAGTAAGCACTCTTTCATCTAACTCAGGGATGTACTCGTTAGCAAAAGAAACGAATGACCTATTTTCCGGAGTCTGCGAAAAAACAGAAACGGAAACCAGTAGTGATAATATAAACGTTTTCATTTCAAACACATTTTAGGGCCGTAGCCAAAGTCTCTTATATAATGATTTTTTTTAAATTCTTCTACAGATTTTACCCAATACATTTCTACTCCTTCTTGATCACCTTCTTTGAAGTAACGACATAGAGCGACATGGGTAGCGTCTTTTATTTCGGCCAGCGAATTAACTTTGAGAATAGGATCTTTATATTTAGTAGTCTTAACGGAAATTTTACAACTCTTTCCCTCTTTATTCCTGCATAAGATATCCGCCGAATGTTTATCTCCTTGAGAGCGAGGAATAAAATCCATGAACCCTTTCACTTCTTCAGCTACAGCATATTCTCCTGCTACCCCCATATAATGCCCTTCTAAGCTCTTATCGTAAGCGCTCCCGTCCTTGCGACCAGAACACATAAGAGATTTAGTTTTTAAATGAGTCTTCCCTTCTGCTCTTGAACGAGCAACACTATCGAGAAAGACGCGTTCATTAGAGTCAAAAAGCTTTACCTTCATCCTTTTAACAGCGAGCTACTACTTTGTATTTTATCTCCCAATCCGTAAACTGGTTTGATACCTATTTGCTCGCACGTTTTATGCTCAGGAGTATCGCCTTTATTAGTTCGGTCCCCTCCATTGCAAAACATCATATGTTTATATTTATTTTTGTAAAGCGCCCTAACCCACTCTAAGGTATTGCAAACTGTATCATCTTGATCGGCAGATTCCACTACCATGTCTACAGGTTTTAGAGACTCTATAATTTTTAATCTCTCGCTTAAAGTCATAAAAGCTTTCCCCTTTTTTCGTTCAAGAAAAGTATCATCATTAACAATGACGCATAAATCATCCGCCATGTCTTTAGCTTTCTCAAAAAGCTCAATATGGCCTATATGAACGGGATCAAAACCGCCGCTAACTATTGCTAACTTCATCTTTATGTATATTGTAATCGTTTTTCATTTTTTTCTGCCAAAGTAAATGACTGAGTTTTATAGCTTTTAAGTCTCCTTCTTCCACTGCTATACGAAGTGCTATTTCTGCACACTTTATTTCAGAAAACCAAGGTCGATTAATTTTAGTACGGTTGAGAATGCCCTCTGCGTAAGAGAACCAATATTCTCGAGAACCATATTCAACATCTCTTTGTTGGGTAGTAACCATCTTTACCTCCAGACTCTATAACTATCACTATCTTCGTGGAAGGTGCTTATTTCGATAAATTTTACCGCCCCTTCAAAAGCTTCAAGTTTGTGTGGCACAAGCCTCCCCATTTCAAATGATTGTCCTTCCTTGATGTAGCAAGGAGTAGTTTCGGTTGTCTCTGTATCTACAATGTGTATACAAAGCGTCCCTTCGAGGACATAAAAAGACTCATGCTTTTTAGCATGGAAGTGCATAGAGGTAGACTTCCCCTCTTTAACGTAAAGAATTTTACCACAATAGTTTTCTTGCTCATTGTTAGCGAGCCATATTTCGTAACCCCAATCTTTTTCTACTTGTTTAACCATTACCGTTCGAGTTGGTGGACTTTTATATTATAGCAATCAGCAGTAAACTTAAAGGGGTAGTTGGGAGAAGACTCTGGGTCAAGGTCGCCTTGTTTATAAAAAATAGCTTTCTCATAAAAATCTTTTTTTAAGATGCTTCCTAAATACCACGCCGTCTTATAATCGTCTAACACACTTACAAAAGAATATCTATCGCATCTTTGTTTGGTATTAAAATCGGCTACAGTGCAATTATAATTACCTCGGGGAGCCACTTTACGTTCTTTAGTTTTAACATCAATCTTGACCCCTTCAGAGCTAATTAAATCGTAGTCGTAGGTGTCCTTTATTTCTCCTCCCTCAAGATGGAGAACAAGGGCTTCGCCGATGTACCCGACTAAGCCCCCTTCTCGATTTCTAATAGAATTATTAATTAAAGGGAAGTTATCAAACCTTCTTTTAGCTTCTTTTAAGGTAGCCTCGCTTACCTTGAATTTAGGCAGCTTCATGCCTTATTTCTTTTTTTGTAAGCGTTCTATAATCTCGAACATCTTGAGCCGAGGAATGTCTTTCACAGTGTCCCAATCAGAAGCTCCGTCAATTTGTTCTTCCATCATTCTAGACTTGATAGCAGTAAAGTCTATCTTCTTTTCCTTCATTAATTTTGAAAGAAAAATATCGGGAGAAGCGGAATTAGTATTGGGGCTTGGTTTCGATGTTTTCACGTTCTTTATCTCCTCTTTCGCTACAATGTTAATTCTTAAAAAATTACGAACAGCTCGGCAAAAAGCTCTATTCTCTGCTATAGCCGCAAGATACATTTGACCAAAACCTTCAGTATTATTAAGACCAGCATCAGCAACTCCTTCAAACACTATTGGCTGCTTTTCGGTTTCATAATTTGGTATCCAAGTGATTGTGCATGAAGCGCATACGTATTCAGAACACGCTTTATTTATCTTATAGGTGACAGAGGTAAAGCCTCGAATAGAAGCTAAGTCTTTTAAACCTCCCAATAAAATGATTAGTTCGTGATCTTCCAGCTTTGAAATATCAGTTTCCTCAGTCCTATCGCGATTTGCGACAAGAAACTCAGGTTTTATCATTTTTCTCCAATTTACGCTCCCGTCATCATTAAAAACGTAAGATACGTTCTTGTCCTCAAGTAGCCCGTACTGATTCCTTTTTACAACGGCGGGCGGTTTGTTTATCGTAGTATTCGCCATGTGCCCTAAATGCTAGCTGAAGCGGGGAAATTAGTCAACTATTTTTTCTCAAAGAAATAAAAATGATCTTCCTCTTCCCAAAATAAAGGGTCATCAATAATGGGTTGCGGATCATGTTCCATAGTAG